ATGGAGGAGTCCCCGGGTTACTTCGTTGAGCCAGAACGTGAGCGGAAGATTCTGACATTCCTCGAGGACATTCTGCTCGTCGAGCCGCAGCAGGCGAAGGTGCTGCCCTACTCGAACGCCGACCGGCTGAAGGTCGGCAAGCGGGTGTCGACTCATCCTCTGCATGAGACGTTTCTCGGCCCGGAATGGAAAGAGAAGAAGCTGCGCGACGAGTACTACGAGCGGACTGAGCCGGGTGCACTTGTCGCGGAACTGGATTCCGTGGCTGACGTGGGTCGCTTCGACGTTTTGGCCGTCGACGATAGTCAAGACAAGCCGCTACATCGGCTGCAACGCGTCTTTACTGCGCCCCTGGATCGACTATTCGAGGCGTGGGCCGAGACAGCCAGGACGCTGTCCATGAAGAAGCGAAAGTCGGACTGAACTATGAGTCGCGAAAATAATCAAAACAAAGTGCCGTTTGGCCAGGAACTTCGTGCAAAGCGCCTTGCAAAAAAAATCAGTCTGCGCAAATTCGCCGAACTCGTGGGCGTGAGCCCCACGTACCTGTCCCAAGTCGAACAGTGCAACGTCGATCCGCCGACGGCCGAGCGCGTTCGTCGCATGGCCGAATTGCTGGGCGAGAATGTGGACGCCTGGTCTGCGCTCGCGGGCCGAATTCCAGACGACCTGCAGCAAATCATCCAGTCACAATCCGATGCGATTCCTGATCTGCTTCGGGCAGTGAATGGACTCACCGCAAAGCAGCTGCAAAGCCTGATTGACTCAGCGATCAAGATGAAGAGGGGAACTTAAAGCCTCGGCGTGGATTGCACCGATACCGGAAACCATCTCAGGGAATAGGCGGCCCGAACTGTTCGTGCCGCATCGAATACAGACAACTGACGGAGCGACACATGACAGTTCACTATCAACCGAAGACGTTTCTGCGGCAGACCTCCAACAGCCTCCTGCAGGCGTGCTTTGGTCAAATCGGCATCCTGCAAGACCTCCCGTGGGCAGACCTGCCCGAGCATCAGATCGAGGTCGTCTACGACGGCTGGCAAAACCTGCCCGAGCAGCAGCGTCTGGAAATTGAGCGGATGTTCGAGGATGCCGAAGCGCTGGCAAACGAAGAAGGGCTGAAGGCCATCATCGACGAGGGAACGTTTCACGGCCTCGACCTGGCGACTGAACTCGAGCCGTTTGAGGACCATCGCGACAAGGCGATGCACGTTGCCATCACCCAGCCCCGCGTGTTTCAGGTCGCCGGCACGATCAACCGCGCGCACTCCCTCTCTCGCCGGTACTGGCGGCATCGCGGGAACATGCCGCAGGTCCAGCCCGACGTCAGCCCTGAAAGGATCGCAAGTTTCAGTAGCGCAATCTCCGCCTACTTCCGGCAGAACGAAGGGCGAGGCCACCACTGCACCGTGGATGCCTACCTTCGGGTCAACCGGTATCACTATTTCTTCGCGTACCCCGACAACTACGCGGACACCTACATGGGCCACGATGAGCAAGGGCAGTTCATCCGACGCCCGCAGCGCCCGACGTTCGAGATCGTCTTCCTGTTTGATCCGGTTGACGGGACGCTGGACGTCTACGCGCAGGGCGGCAAGCCCGTGCAAGAGGCCCTGCAGACGATCTTCTGTCGGACGCTGCTCGGGTCGGAGTTGCCGCCAGAGTCGCCGCTGAATCATCCGTATGAGTTGAACGGGTTGAAGTCCCGTGACTTCCTAGCGACGGCGCAGCAGACCGATCCAGCGGATGGCATCGAGGAGATCCAGGTCCGCAAGCTGCGGCTCTCCGTCCTCGGCCAGACCAAACGTCGCATCACGCTGGAAGCCGATTCCCACGGCGGGCCGAACGCGATCTATAACATGATGGACGAGTGCCTCAACCGGCAGAATGTCCCCGACGCGCTGGTCAACGTCACGCAGGCCCAGTTTCATTTTCGCTTCGTTCATACGGGTCAGGGACGCCAGCGAACGCTCACGTTCGAGGTGTCTCATCCCAATAGCAGCAACCTCAAGAGTTGTCGCCACGAGGACCTGCGGCTGATCGGCGAGAAGTACTTGCGGGAGTGGGAAATCGACCGCGCGTGACGATGTGGATTGAAACCGATGACGCTGTTCGACAATTACCACGACCTTGCGGCCCAACTCATGGGCAGGGCAGACTTCCCCCTCCCCTTGCCGAAGTGGGACCGCGACTATCCCCACAACGTCGGGCTGCTCTCTGATGCGGAGGAATCGGAGTTGGCAGCCGTCGTGCTTCAGCTCACGCGCGGCATGTCGTATGAATCCTGGAAGGCGCTAGACATGGAACAGCGGGTTCCGTGGATGCAGCAGGCAGTCGCGAATCTCCCGCCTGGATCGGGGCACATGAGCAAGGCAGACGTTCTCGCTGAGCTTGCCATTCGAGTCCAGAATGGGACGCCGACCATCACGGCCGATGAGTTGGCGAGATGGCCGTCCGCGCTGGTCGACGAACTCGAATTGACGAGAATCCTGCAAGTCACCGACCACGCGAAATCGGTCGCCTGTAACGCCTGTAGTGAGGATCATGTGGAACAGGTTCAGTACGTCCAGTCGCCCCCCGGCAGCGAATTGCGGGCGTACATCGCGTGCCCCGAAATCGGCAGAGTTCGAGTTCCGCTTCACCGCTTGCGACAGTGGAGCATCGATTCCGCCCGATTGCCGACTGGTGCCAAAGAGTCGATGTCCGCGAGCGAGGACGTTCAGGAAGGTGCGACGAACGACCGGCTCCAATTCGACAGGGACACGTTCACCGTCCGCTTCGATGGCAAATCATGCGAGCTACGAAACACCAGGGAATACCATCTCTTGGTCAGGCTGAGTCGGCGTCCGGGAATCTTCATCCCCAACTCGGTGCTGGCCACTGATGTGTGGAATGACGATCAGACGGAGAAATCCACAATTCAGAAGACGGTCAGCAACCTGCGCCGCAGCTTGAAGGACGCCGGTATCGAAAACGTTGTGATCGACGGTACGACAAACAAAGACCACTACGCACTGAAACTGCCGTAAGGACGAGTTCACTTTGTCAGCGGGATTTCAGCGCCACATCCAGAGGTAATTCAGCGCGCTCAACAAAACTTCTCCTTGTGCGGACGGCCAATCCGGCTGTCCCGCGCTCAACAAGGAGAAGTGCATGGTTGCAGTTGCAGCAGCGCCCGGCGGGGGGCGGCTAAATCACCCGCAATCGAAGGGCGGCCTCTCACTGAGCCGCCGCCGGCTGGTGGAGTTGATGCAAGACATCAACTTCGGCCGGCTCGAAGGCGTCCACGTCCGCGATGCCGAACCCGTTCTCGATCCCACGCCTGGGATCGTGCGCGAGATCAAGTTCGGCGGCGAGAACGGCCCGCGGCCGGAACTCCAGGCCGATGACTTCGCGCTCAAATCACAGGTCGTCGAGATGTTCGCGCAGTTCGACCGGCTGCGCCACTGCCACGTGGAAACCCTGGAGATCAAGCACGGGCTCCCATTCCGCATGTTGATCCGGGAGGGCACCGCCTGATCCCGGACTCGGCATCCACGCAGACATTCTCGTTCTTCAAACACTCACCTGACATTCAGCCGGCCGCAAAGCGGAGGCGATTGTGGGCGAACGCCAGACCTGGCGCTCCTCGCATCGCCTTCGCTTTCGCGTTTGGCCTGCATCCCTTCGCCACGTCGTCGTTGGCCCACGGCGCTCCTCTCCGGTCGGGAAGGAGTTTTTTCCATGTTTCACGACGACACCGCGCTCAAGCTCGGGCGCTTCGAATTCGGCATCATCAAGAAGAAAGCCCGCCAAATGATTGGCCGTTCCGGCTACAGGGAGCAGGATCGAGAGGAGATCGAGCAGGAACTGACTGCAAGACTCCTGAAGAGCTTGGAGTCGTTTAACCCCAGATTGGGGCACCGAAAGGCGTTTGTGACTGCGGTAGTCGAACGAGATGTTGCGAACATGTTGCGGGACGCGAGGGCAGCGAAACGGGACCACCGCCGGATCAGTTCGCTACACGTCACGATCGAAACGACCGACGACGGCCCGACGGAACTGGCGGAGTCGATCGGCGAGCGCGAATACAACGCCCGCCGCTGTCAACGGCCTCGCAGCAATGAAGAACAAGCTCAAATGGCCAGCGATCTCGCTGATGCCAGGGCAACGTTGGCTCCGAATGAGCAGGTCGTGTTCGATCTGCTGAAGTCGCATTCGATTGCAGCAATCGCGCGGATGCTCGGCGTTCCACGCACCACTCTGAATGACACAGTGCGCCGCATGCGGTGTCGGTTCGAACATACCGGCCTGCGCGACTACCTGTGATCTCGCACCGTCACCTCGTGTCGGCGCCGGGTAGCTCAACAGATAGAGACGCCCGCCCGACACGAGGAGACCGCGATGACGAAGGAGCTCTACCGCTACGAATTCCGCCCCCACGTTCCGCTTGAGGAAGTCGAAGCCTCGCTGCTGCTGGCGCATATCGCGACCGAAAGTCTGCACGGAGAGGCGCAGGTTCAGCTCGATGCATCCCACTACCTCGATACCGACCAGCGAGCCTGCGTGATCGACGCTGGCACGCCGGTCGGCCGGGACGTGAACCGTCTGTTCGTGGGATTCCTGCGCCGCGAGTTCGGTCAGGACGCCTTCACAGTCGAACGCGTCGATTCGATCCACCAACCCCATCCTGAGGAGATCTGCGCATGAGCATGCTGACTCGGATCCACCGCGGCAAACAGCCGTTGCCGCCGCGGTTGATCCTGTATGGCACCGAAGGCATCGGCAAATCCACGTTCGCGTCGCAGGCACCCGCACCGATCTTCATTCAGACCGAAGACGGCCTGGGGGAAATCGCCTGCGACAAGTTCCCGCTGGCCACCACCCTGGACGAAGTGACGTCTTCGCTGACGGCCCTGCAGGCCGAACAGCACGACTACCAGTCGGTGGTGATCGACAGCCTGGACTGGCTCGAACGCCTGATCTGGGACGAGCTGTGCCGACAGTTCGACGTCACCTCCATCGAGAAGGTCGATGGCGGCTACTCGAAGGGCTACACGCACGCGCTCACCCACTGGCGCCGGGTGCTGGGGCTGCTCAACCGGCTCCGCACCGAGCGCGGGATGGCCGTGCTGTGCATCGCGCACACGAAGATCGAGAAGTTCGAAGATCCCGAGGCGACGTCATACGACCGCTACTCGCCGCGGCTGCACAAGCATGCGTGCTCGCTCGTCTGCGAGTGGGCGGACGCCGTGCTGTTCGCAACCCGGAAGATTCGCGTCCAGTCCGAGGACGCCGGGTTCAACCGCAAACGCGGCCTGGCGTTCGCGCTCGGCAAGGATGGCGGCGAGCGCGTGATCCGCACGATCGGCGGCCCCTCGTGCGTCGCCAAGAACCGGTTCTCACTCCCGGAAGAACTCCCCCTCTCCTGGTCCGCCTTCATGGCGGCGCTGACGACCGACTCCACACCTCCTGCTTCCACCCCGACCGCCACATTGGAGAACTGAACTCATGGCAAATCTGAACGGCTTTGATGCCAACCAGGTCGATCCGGCTTCCAACTTCGACCCGATTCCGGCCGGGAAGTACCTGGCCGCGATCACGGATTCGGAGATGAAGCCCACGAAGGCCGGCACCGGCAACTATCTGCAGCTGACGTTCCAGGTCCTGGACGGTCCCCACAAGGGGCGCCTGCTGTGGTCGCGACTGAACCTCGACAACCCGAATGCGCAGGCGGTGCAGATCGCCAAGGCGGAGCTCTCCGCCGTTTGTCGGGCGGTCGGGGTGATGGCGCCGCACGATTCGGCGGAGCTGCACAACCTCCCGCTGGTCATCAGCGTCCGCTGCAAGAAGCGGCAGGACACCGGCGAGATCACCAATGAAATCGGCGGCTACACAAAGAAAGACGCTCCGCCGGCCGCACCTCCGGCCACGAACGGCTCCGCCACCCCGCCGTGGAAGCGCTGATGACCCTGCACTTCGATCTGCCGTACCCGCCGTCAGTGAATCATTACTGGCGGCGGGTCGGCCCTCGGACGCTGATCAGCCGCGCCGGACGGGTGTTTCGGGAACGCGTGTGTGCGCTCCTCGCGGCGCGGCGGACGCAGCCGCTGGATGGTCCGTTGGCCGTGCAGATCGAGGTGTTTCCGCCAGATCACCGCCGGCGGGACATCGACAACCTGCAGAAAGCCCTCCTGGACGCGCTTCAGCACGGCGGCGCCTACCTCGATGACAGCCAGATCGTCTCGCTCACGATCAACAAGCGCGAGGTTGTTCCTGACGGACGGACCGTGGTCACGATCACGAAGTCTCCATGTTGATTCTGCGCCCCTATCAGCAGGAAGCGGTCGCCGCGGTGTACGCGCACCTGCGTGCCCGCGACGACAACCCCTGCGTCGTAATCCCCACCGGCGGCGGTAAGACGCCCGTCATGGCGACGATCTGCAAGGATGCTGCCCTCACCTGGGGCGGTCGCGTGCTGATCGTCGCGCACGTGAAGGAGCTGCTCGAGCAGTCTGCCGAAAAACTGCAACTCGTCTGCCCCGAAGTGAAGTTCGGGATCTACTCCGCCGGTCTCAACCGGCGGGACACGCAGGCGCCGGTGATCGTGGCCGGAATCCAGTCGATCTTCCGGCGGGCCTGTGAACTGGGACCATTGGACCTGATCCTGGTCGACGAGGCTCACATGATCCCCCCGGAAGGCGAGGGGATGTACCAGCAGTTCCTGGCCGAAGCCCGTGTCGTCAACCCCCAGGTCCGTGTCATCGGCCTGACCGCCACGCCATACCGTTTAAAGTCGGGGCTGATCTGCACACCGGACCACTTTCTGAACCACGTCTGCTACGAGGTCGGCGTCCGCGAGCTGATCGTCCAGGGCTATCTGTCGCCGCTGATCACGAAGGCCGGCGTCGCCCGTGTCGACACCAGCACCGTCCATCTCCGCGGCGGCGAGTTCGTCGCAGCAGAGGTCGAGGACCTGATGGACCAGGCCGAACTCGTCGAAGCGGCGTGCCGCGAGATCATCGAGTACACCCCGGACCGGCGATCGGTCCTGATCTTCGCCACCGGCATCAAGCACGGCCGGCACGTAAAGGCCGTCCTGCAGCAGGAGCACGGCGTCGAGTGCGGATTCGTGTGCGGCGACACTCTGACGGCCGAACGGGATGCGACTCTCAAAGCGTTCCGGGATGGCGCGCTGCGCTACTTGTGCAACGTCAACGTCCTGACCACCGGGTTCGATGCGCCGAACATCGACTGTGTGGTGATGCTCCGGCCCACGATGTCGCCGGGTCTGTATTACCAGATGGTGGGCCGCGGGTTTCGTTTGTTCCCCGGTAAACAAAACTGCCTTGTCCTCGACTTTGGTGGCAATGTCCTGCGGCATGGCCCGGTCGACGCGATCCGCATCCAGGAACGCACGGCCGGGTCCGGTGCGGCGCCGGCGAAGGAGTGCCCGGAATGTCACGCCCTGATCGCCGCCGGATTCGCCACCTGTCCGCAGTGCGGTTACGAGTTCCCGCCGCCGGAGCGACAGAAGCATGAAGCCCAGGCATCCGAGGCCGGCATTCTGTCAGGGCAGATCACCGACACCCAATACGAAGTCATGGACGTCTCGTATTCGGTTCACACCAAGCGGGATGCGCCCCCCGATGCCCCGCAAACGATGCGGGTCGATTACCGCCTCGGACTGAGCCACTGGCAGTCGGAGTTCGTCTGCTTCGAGCACACAGGGTATGCACGACAAAAGGCGGAGGGCTGGTGGCGGCGACGTTCCCCTGACGCCGTTCCCGACACCGCCGAGCAGGCGGTCGAGCTCGCTCAGGCCGGGGCGGTGGCGCCCACGCATGCGATCACGGTCCGCACTGTGACCGGTGAACGATTCGATCGCATCGTCGGCTACGACCTCGGTCCGAAACCCGAGCCGGCCTTTCTGGACGCCGCGTTCACAGACCAGGAGGTGCCGTTCTGATGGTCACCGGAACTGCCGCACCTGCGCGTCTCGAATCCGCTGCCGGATCTCCTCAGGGATCTCGACGACGACCCGCTCGATCCCGAACTCATCGGCGAACTGGCCGCACCAGGAGTTCTGCAGGAACGCGATCGCGGCTGGATCGCAGACGGCGAACACCTTCCGGCACGGCCGTCCGAGGAGTTTCTCGACGAGCAGCAACTTGCAGAAGTCACGCATCACTTTGTGGGGCTGACCCCCTTTGGCCGGCCCCTGATGCGCCCAAGCCTCCACGCAGATCGGGAGTGGTCCGTCGACGTAACCGTCCAGGTCCACACGCCGGCCGATGGCGGGGCGTCCGTCGAACCGGACCTTCCATTGTGCTGCGAGGACGGCAAGCATCGCGGCTTCGGCCGCGCGCTGTTCGGAGCTGTCGCTGGCGTGTGTTTGCGGTGGAGTCGACATGACGGACATGATTCTACCGCCGCCCAACCCGCTGCACACCGCGGCGCTGCGCTACGCCGAACTCGGTCATCCTGTGTTTCCGTGCGTTCCCGGCGGCAGCAATCCGCTGACGGCGCACGGATTCCACGACGCGACGGTCGATGCCGATCAGATCGACCGTTGGTGGACCGCACACCCGCAGGCGAACATCGGTCTGCCGACCGCTGGCCTGATCGTTCTCGACATCGACGGTGCGACGAACCCGTGGCCGGGTGCGGACCGCGCGCTCGATCTGGCCGCGGCACCGATGGCTGCAACACCGCGAGGTGGCAGCCATCGCGTGTTCCGCCAGCCGGCTGGCAAGGCCTGGCGCTGTACGCAGAGCGCCCTGGCGCCGCAGGTCGATACGCGCGCCGCTGGCGGCTACATCGTCGCACCGCCGTCACGCCGATCCGACGGCGAGTACCGTTGGGTGCCGGGCCTGGAACTGGACGTACCCCCGGACCGGCTTCCGGAACCGCCCCCCTGGCTCGTCGCCCAACTCGACCGGTTGGCAGCGAACGCTCCTCGTTCCTGCCAGGCCACCGGTTCGCCCACGATCGCCCACGTCGCGGCCGGTGCGGACGAGGCGAACAAGATCCCGTCCGGCCAACGGAACGCCACGTTGGCGCGCCTGGGGGGCGCCATGCGCCGTGTGGGGATGTCCCAGCCCGAGATCGCCGCCGCGCTGGTGCGGGCGAACGCCGACCGGTGCGTCCCGCCGTTGGCGCCGCGCGAGGTGGACCGGATCGCCGCCAGTATTGCGCGGTACGAGCCCGATCAGATCGCGGTCGCCTTGGCGGAGAACCATTGGGACCAGATGTACGTCGACCGCGTCGACGAGGATGTCGGAGGTGAGGATGACCCCGGGCCGATCCCGCCCCACCTGTTGCGTGTCCCGGGGTTCATCGACGCCGTCATCGACTACACGCTCAACACGGCCCCCTATCCGGAGCCGGTCCTGGCGTTCTGCGGTGCGCTGGCGCTGCAGGCACTCCTATCCGGTCGCAAGGTCCGGGACCCGGCTGACAACCGCACGAACCTGTACGTGCTGGGGCTCGCCAACTCCGGCGCCGGCAAGGATTACCCACGCAAGGTCAATCAGAAGATCCTCTTGGAGGCCGGCCTGTCCGACGGACTCGGGGACACGTTCGCCAGCGGCGAAGGGATCGAGGACCGGATCTTCACACACCCGGCCGTGCTGTTTCAGACGGATGAGATCGACGGGCTGATGTCCAAGATCAACCTCGGCAAGGACGCCCGGCACGAGGGGATCATGAACGTCCTGCTCAAGATGTACACGAGCGCCAACTCGCTGTACCCGATGCGGGTGAAGGCGGGCAAAGAGCATGGCGTCATCGATCAGCCGTGCCTATGCATCTTCGGCACGGCGATCCCCAAGCATTACTACGAAGCGCTATCGCTGAAGATGCTGACGAACGGGTTCTTTGCCCGGATGCTGATACTGGAGACCGGCAAACGCGGCGTCGGGCAGGATGCCCACGTGCGCCCACTGCCGCCGGGCGTTGTGGCGACCGCCAAGTGGTGGGCCGAGTTCAGCCCCGGCGAGAAGCACGGCAACCTGGCCGATTGGCACCCGGTACCGGCGGTCATCGATCACTCGCTCGAGGCGGCCGACGTGCTGCGCGCGTTCCGCGATCACGCCGATCGGGAATACGGAGCGGCCGAGGACCGCAACGATCCAGTCGGCATGGCGATCTGGGCCCGCGCCAACGAAAAGGCCCGCCGGCTGGCGCTGGTCTATGCCTGCAGCCGCGACCACCTGCACCTCGAGATTACCCGCGACGCGGCGCGCTGGGCGTGTGAATTTGTCGACCACCAGACCCGCCGCATGCTGTTCATGGCGGGGGAGAGCGTCAGCGAGAACGAGTTCGACGGCCGCTGCAAGAAGCTGGTCGCCACGCTCCGGTCGTGGCGCGCGAAGCACGGCGACGAGTGGATGCCGTTCTGGAAGATCAACCGCAAGCACCCCTGGAGCGAACGGGAGCACGAGGAGGTGCGGACCACGCTGCTGAACCAGCGGCTCATCGAATACGACGAAAGGAGGACGGGTGGGACACCCCAACGCCTGTACCGATTGGCCTGAGCCCGTTGTCGAAGCGCCGCCTGTTGCGCGCGCAACCAGGCACGCGCGCCGTATCCGAACTACACCCATTGCGTCAATGGGTATGTCCCGGGGCGCAACAGGTTCGTCGGCCAAAACAGCGGAAAACAAAGCCCTTTATAGAGAGAAGAAGAACCTATTCCCCTATTGCGCCCCCACCCGCGCGCGTGCCTGTGCACCCGCGCATACGCGCGTACGCGAGACAGGGGGCGCAATGCGTCAACAGGTTGCCGGCGTCATGGTTCCTTCCCGGCAATCTGGGCAAGGTGAGGCACGCGGGAACAGTCGCCGTACTGAGGAGAGTTTGTTTTGAGTGTCCGAATCCCAACCGGAGTTCATGCATGTCGCCTTACGAGCGTTTCAAGCCGCAGCCGTCGGATGAGCGTCGCAGTCTCTGGGACTCGCGGATCATCCCGTCCGCCCGTGCCTGCGAACGGTTCTTTTGGAACTTGATGTGGTTCGTGGTCATCGTCGCGCTGTTGTTTTCGTTCAACCCGTTTCGCTCCGAAACATCATCGGGGCAGCACCACATGCAGGGGAGCATGGAATGACGACCGCCACGACGTGCACCTACTGCCTGGCGCCCCTGGAGCTGGGAGAGACCAACTTCACTTGCGACCGTTGCTATCGCTGGCGCCGGCAATGCTCGACGAGCAGTGCAGCACTGACCGAAGCCCAGCTGCATGATCTGGAAGATTACTCGCGACGGATCCGAACGCGCCCGCGCACGCCGCTGGAGCTCGAATTGGAGGAAACCGAGGCTCTGGTCAACGCCACACGGAGGAAATCATGAAGATTGAATTGCGTAAGCTCGCAGACATCAGGCCCTACGAGCAGAACCCCCGAATCAATGATGACGCCGTCGCCGCCGTGATGGCTTCGATCCGGGAGTTCGGATTCCGCCAGCCAATCGTTGTGGACGAGGCCGGAGTGATCATCGTTGGGCACACGCGTTTTAAGGCGGCCCAGCGGCTCGGGCTGGAGAAGGTACCGGTGCACGTCGCGACAGATCTGACGCCGGCGCAGATCAAGGCGTACCGGATCGCCGACAACCAGACGGCGACACTCGCCGAGTGGAACTATGACCTGCTCCCGATCGAACTCGCCGACCTGCAGGGGCTCGATTTCGATCTCAATCTGCTGGGTTTCGATGCGGATGAACTGGCCAAGATCCTGAATCCCGAGCTGCAGGATGGCCTCTGCGATCCGGACGACGTGCCAGCGCCCCCCGATGCAGCGACTACACAGCCAGGGGACCTGTGGCGGCTTGGCGAACATCGCCTGTTGTGCGGCGACAGCAGCAAGCCTGCCGATCTCGATCGGCTGCTCGACGGAGCCGTGATCAACCTCTGCAACACGGATCCACCCTACAACGTGAAGGTCGAGCCGCGGAGTAACAATGCCATCGCCGCGGGGCTCTCCTCGTTTCAGGGGACGACGCATCATCAGAAGCTGGACGTCGAGCGGCACCCGCAGAAGTCGAAGCCTACCGGCAAAAAGCTGCGAGCCAAGGATCGGCCGCTGGCCAACGACTTCGTCAGCGAACAGGAGTTCGACGGGCTGCTCGACGCCTGGTTCGGCAACATCGCCCGTGTGCTGGCGCCGGGGCGCGGCTTCTATATCTGGGGCGGGTATGCGAACTGCGCCAACTACCCGCCATTTCTGAAGAAGCACGAACTGTACTTCTCGCAGGCCATCATCTGGGTGAAGGAGCACCCGGTCCTCACGCGGAAGGATTTCATGGGCAACCATGAGTGGTGCTTCTATGGCTGGCGCGAGGGCGCGGCGCACGTCTACCTGGGCCCGAACAACGCGACTGACGTTTGGTCGGTGAAGAAGGTCAATCCGCAAAGCATGGTGCATTTGACCGAGAAGCCGGTCGAACTCGCTGTGCGGGCGATGCAGTATTCCAGCCGCGTCGGCGAGAACGTGCTCGACCTGTTCGGCGGATCGGGCAGCACACTCATCGCCGCCGAGCAGACGGGCCGCAAGGCGTTCCTCATGGAACTCGACCCGCTGTACTGCGACGTGATCGTGCAGCGTTTCGAGAAGCTTACCGGCAATACAGCAGAGCGCATTCCCGCGCAGGAGGTGGCAGCATGATTTACCTCGCCAGTCCGTATTCCGACCCGGACCCGGCCGTGCGTGAGCAGCGGTACGAGGCAGCGTGCGCAGTCGCTGCAGAGTTGCTGCGCGCGGGCCAGGCGGTCTTCTCGCCGATCGTCCACAGCCATCCGCTGGTCGCGTACGGCCTGCCGACCGACTGGTCGTTCTGGCAGCGGGTCGACGGGGACCAACTGCTGTTCTGCAACGAGGTCGTGGTCCTCATGTTGGACGGGTGGGATTGCAGCGTCGGCGTCCGGGAGGAGGTCCGCATTGCGCGGGACCTCGGGAAGCCCGTCCGGTACATCGCCCCCGAGAAGGCGGCCCAGCCCGGCGCCGTTTCGCCCACGGTGGCCCACGTCGCGGCCAGTAAGGTAACGACGGACGTCGGCCCCACCAACGAGAGAACGCCCCGACGTGGCGAACGTGGGGCGTCAGGGCGTATGGAGGCGCTATCCGGCGGCGTCGACTGCCTTGCGGAGCCGGTCCCACTCGGCGCTGGTGACCATCTGGTCCTCCCGCGCCTCGAGGAGCGCCTTGGCCGCGGCCAGCAGGTCGGACTCGCCAGCGACGTCGAGTTCGTCGGCGATCGCCAGCAGGAGCTCGACGACGTCGTGCAGGTCGATGGCGGCGGACCGTTCCCCGTCGTCGTACCGCTGCTGCGCGATGGCGGTCACCGTGCGGATGGAGTCTGCGACAGATTGCATGGTCCGGTCCCCCTACTTGCGGATGGTGAACTGGCCGCGGTCGGTCTTCACGAACCGGGCCTCGGCCCCCTTGTCGTTGATCTCCCGCAGGATGGCGCTGTACAGAGTGGCGTGCGGCGTCTTGCCGCCGGGGCTGGTCCACAAGCCCTTCGCCGCCATCTGTTCGATCATCGCCTTGGTGTTCAGCGGCTCCTTCGAGTCCGCCAGCACCTGGGCCGCGGCGTCGAGCGCGCTCAACTTGCCCTCGCGCTTCTTGGCGGGGGCCTTCGTGGACTTGGCCTTCGGCTCCTTCGCGGCCTTCGGCTGCTTGGTGGCCTTGGCCGCCTTGGTGGTCTTCGGGGCAGCGGTCTTCTTCGTGGTCTTCTTCGACATGGTCGTGTCCCCTTCATGTTGGGGGTCAATGGAAAGGGCCTCGACCAACACGGTCGGGGCCCAGGAGGTCTCGATGTTGCGTGACGCAAGGAACGTCCGGGTCGCCCCCGCCGAGTCGCAGAACTCAACGTCCTGCTGGGGCTGGTCAATCCGCACCCGGGCGCGGCATTCGTTGACCATCAGCAGCGTCCCGGTGATGCCGAGGTCCCGGACGTGGAACCGGGTGCCGGGCGCGAGTTGGTTCAGCGGCTGGTGCATGGCGGCTCCGTCGTCTTCAGCCGCTGCACGCACGCGGCGCACTGGTTCATCCACCGCTCGAGGGCGACATACGCCGCTTCGAGCAGGTCGTCCGTCGGTTGGTCGGTGGTCTCAATGGCCGCAAGGTCCTGCAGGCAACGGGACAGGGCGCTGCCCATCTGCAGCAGCGCGTCGCGGTCGGCCGGGGGTGGTACGGGTCTCTGCTTCGGCATGGTGGTCTCCGGTGGGGCCTCAAAACGCAGCGAGCCGGCTCAAGGCCGGCTCCTCAGCGGGTTGCCCCGCGTCGGGCGACGCGGGCGCGGTCGAGGGCTTTCTCGGCCGCCTCGATGGCGAACACGAGGGCGTCGGCCGCTTCGAGGTCTTCGCAGTCGACCGCGTGCAGTTCGGCGATGTGCCGCTGCAAGGTCCGTTCGAGGTCGTGCAGCGTCCGCAGCGCTGCGCAATTGATTCGTCGCGGGGTGGGGTCGTTCGTGGTCATCGTCGTTCCCGTTCGTCGTGGTCTGTCGCCCCGCATCGATTCGGGGACGTGTCATCAGTTACCTCGGGCGGCGGGACGCATCCACTCAGTTCCGCAGCGCTGTGAGCGGAATTCAGCAGGTTTTCAGCGATGCCCGAACCGCCCGAAAAGCCGCAATTGAGCCCCACGGCGCTACCGCTGGCGGACGCGGCGCGGCTCCTCTCCCGGACCGGCGGGCAGCCCGTAACCGAAGCCATGCTGCAGGCTGACGTCGATGCCGGGGCGCCGACGAACTCCGACGGCACACTCAACCTCGTCCACTACGCCGCGTGGCTCGTGAAGGAACTTGCGCGTGGCGATTGACGCCCGACAACTCGGACCGACGCAGCTCTGCCGGCTGCTGAACTCGACGCCGCTCGGCGAGGTGATTAGCGAGCGGCAGCTGCATCGGCATCGCACGCGCGCGGGGTTCCGGATCGGCGAGGGGCGGACCGTCGATCTGTTCCGGTACATCGCATGGTTGGCGTCACTGCGGCACGCCCCGCAGCCCGATGCCGACGGCCTGTCGGGCTATGACGCTCTGAAGGAGCAGGCCCGCGCCCGCAACGCGCTGCTCTCCCTCTCGGGCCGGGACATCGGCGAACTGCCGGCGGTGGCGAACGCCGAGCGGAAGACGCAGGCGGCAGCGAGCTTCCGGTTCTTCTGCGAGGCGTACTTTCCGCAGACGTTCCACCTGCCGTGGTCCTCCGACCATCTGAAGGTGATCACCAAGATCGAGGAGGCGGTCCTGCACGGCGGGCTGTTCGCGCTGGCCATGCCCCGCGGCTCGGGCAAAACGACGATTGCCGAGTGCGCCTGCTTGTGGGCGATCCTATTCGGGCACCGGGAGTTCGTGGCGTTGATCGGCGCCAGCGAAGTGCACGCGGAAGAGATGCTCGACTCGATCAAGATGGAGCTCGACGGCAACGACCTGCTGCTCGAGGATTTTCCGGAGGGGGTGTTTCCGATCCACTGCCTGGACGGCATTGCCAACCGCTGTGCGGGCCAGCTCCACCAGGGGGAACGCACCCACATTGCCTGGACGGCGAAGGAAATCGTGCTGCCCACAATCCCCGGTTCGAACGCCAGTGGCGCCATCATCAAGGTGGCGGGGATCACGGGGCGAATCCGCGGCATGAAGTACAAGCGGGCCGATGGTCGGACCGTGCGGCCTTCGCTGGTCATACTTGATGACCCTCAAACCGACGAGTCGGCACGGTCGCCATCGCAATGCGCGCAGCGGGAGAGCATCCTAGCCGGCGCCGTCCTCGGCCTGGCCGGTCCAGGCCGCAAGATCAGCGGCATCATGCCGTGCACCGTGATCCGCCCTGACGACATGGCGGACCGGATCCTGGACCGGGACCAGCATCCGCAGTGGCAGGGGGAACGCACGAAGATGGTGTATGCGTTTCCCACGAACGAAAAGCTGTGGCAGCAGTACGGACAGATCCGGGCCGACGCGCTGCGCAATGAGCGCGGTCTCACGGAGGCGACGGAGTTCTATCGCCGGCACCGTACTGTGATGGATGAGGGGGCCGTCATCGCCTGGCCCGAGCGGTTTCATCCGGACGAACTGTCGGCCATCCAGCACGCGATGAACCTGCGATTGCAGAACGAGGCCGCGTTCTTTGCCGAGTACCAGAACGAACCGCTCCCCGAGACGACCGCCGATGATGACCTGCTGACAAGCGACCAGATCGCCGGCAAGACGCACGGCCTCGACCGGCATGTGGTGCCGCTCGGCTGCAATCACCTCACCACGTTCATCGACGTGCAGCAGAAGCTGCTGTTCTACGTCGTCTGTGCGTGGGAGGACGACTTCACGGGGTACGTCGTCGACTACGGCAGCTACCCCGACCAACGGCGGCCGTACTTCACGCTGCGGGACGCGACCCGCACGTTGACCGTGGCGGCGAAGGGAACGGGGCTCGAAGGTGCGATCTATGCCGGACTTCAATCGCTCACCCGCAGTCTGCTCGAACGCCGCTGGCGCCGGGACGATGGCGCTGAGTTGCGGATCGACCGCTGCTTGATCGACGCCAACTGGGGCTCGAGCACGGACGTGGTTTACCAGTTCTGCCGCCAATCAGGGCATGCAGGAATTGTGCTGCCGTCCCACGGGCGGTTTGTGGGAGCATCGAGCCGACCGTTCTCGGAATACACGAAGAAGCCCGGCGATCGGGTCGGCCTCAACTGGCGAATGACGAACGTGGCCGGCAAGCGGGCCGTTCGTCACGTCGTCTTTGACACGAACTACTGGAAGTCGTTCGTCCAGGCGCGCCTCCTAGTGGCGCAGGGCGATCCGGGTTGCCTCTCGCTGTTCGGCGCGAACCCTGATGCGCACCGGCTGTTCGCGGATCATCTCACCGCCGAGTACCGCGTGAAGACGGAAGGCCGTGGTCGCACGGTCGACGAATGGAAAATTCGCCCGGAGCAGCCGGACAATCACTGGCTCGACGGCGTCGTGGGGTGCGCCGTGGCGGCGTCGATGCAGGGCTGCATCCTGTTCGGCACCGACGAGCGGGACCGCAAGCCCCGCGAGCGCGTCCGGCTCTCCGCACTGCAAAGGAGTCGGCGCGGATGACGGTTCCAAAACCAGCCATCGAACCGAAGGGACTCGTCTGTCCGCAGTGCGGGTGCCGGCATTTCTACGTCGTCTACACGCGGCCCCGCGCTGAGAAGATCGTCCGTCGGAAGGAATGCCGGTACTGCGGGCGAAGGGTGACGACCAGTGAACGGATTCATGGTTGACAGTATGCTGGTGCCCGCATCGTGCAACGAATCGAAACGTCGAGGCACACCTCAGTGGATCGAACAACGAAACATGAGTCGAAATTGGATTCGCCGGGCCGGATCAGCCTTCGATCACTGCGCGCGGGTTTCTACCACCCGTCCGAATTGGCAACTGCCATGTTGACTCGGCTTGAGCAGATGGAGCAGGAGTCTGACAAGGTGCCGCAATACAACACATTCCGGCATCGAACCGGTCTGACGTGTGCTGCGGAGTTTCGAGAGATGAAAACAAGGCGCAACGAGGACGCCATCACGGAGTGGCTCTCCGAGTCCTTTCCTAACGCCAAACCTCAAGTTGCAGACATCTGCGCAAAGAAACCGGACATTGTTTTCGCCTACGAGCGAGACGAGTGGGGCAGCGATGTATTCGTCTTTCTCGAAGCAAAGCCGCTCTGGAAGCGATGGATTACGGCCGGCGAGAAGAATCATAAGGGCACCGTGATCGACCACCTTGGACGCGGCACGAACAAGAACTGGAGAAACAACGTCCGGCAGCTCATTGAGGCTCGCGACAAACTTCTGTGCGAATACACCGACCCACGTGATCGGCACGTTCTGCTTGCGCTGATTTTCCAGCGGCCAGGCGAGATTGACGCACTCGCAATTGCGGAGGTTGGCCCTGAATGGGAACACGCGAGCCGGCACGTCGTCGATCTTTGCAATCCAGAGAACGACAACATCGGCCTCACAGCGATCGTGTTCTGGCCGTCACGGCATGTGATGCTCGACTGACTTCATCGGCCGAAGAAGAACGCCGGAGCCGTCGGGCCAGGGTACCTTCAGCGAACGACCCGCCTCATGAAGATCAACGCATTCTTCGCGAATCGATTGGGCGTACCGCTCTACAACCATGTCTGGTCGTGGGGCGCTCATGACACGGCGAACAAACGAATATACTTGCGAGTTTCTGAACGGTCAGTCGTCGATGACACAAATGGCCAGCGGTGGGTCATCGTCTACGACCCCAGCTGGATTCCATCCTCCGGACACGGCGAACGGAAACGACACATCGAGGCGATGCGGAATGGCGTGCGAGGATATGCGGTCACGGCACAATTCAACGACGCGAACAAGATCGCCGCGTTTGACGATGAGACGCTGCTCATCCTTGGCGACATTGTGCAAGAAGACGGGCTGACATATGCGCGCGTTACCGGAACAGTCCCCGTTGACGAAGTCGTGCAGAGCGGGGCCGACTTCACCACAGCAGCTGCGGACGTTGATGAACTCCTCCACTCGAAAGTGCCAGTCACCCAGCGCAAGGCGCTCATCGCCGCCCGACTCGGACAAGGCGCGTTCCGAGCGGGTGTTCTCCGCTCCTGGGACTATCGCTGTGCGGTGACCGGAGTCGCCGTCTCGGCGGCCATCCGCGCCTCGCACATTAAACCCTGGAGAGCGTCTTCAAACGCCGATCGACTAAATCCGCAGAATGGACTGCCGCTTGTCGCGACGCTGGACGCACTGTTCGACGCGGGACTGATCTCATTCGATCAGAACGGACGCATGTTGGTGTCATCGGAGATTACAGCTTCCGGTCGAAAGCAACTTGGCCTGAGATCGGCAAGCTTACGCGAAGCGCCAAGCAAGCCGACCGCCGCGTTTCTCTTGTACCATCGAGAGGAGTGCTTTCAGCCGTGATCCGTCAGTGGCGAGTCTGCCGAGTATCGGATCGTGGTTGAGCTATGCCGAACCCAGATCGTCGACATGCTCGATCGGTAGCAGCAGCGAGTGAACGTTCCCTTTCAGCCCAGGAAACTCTTTCACGATCAAGGCCATCGCGTCTTTGCATTTGCAGCGATGCGCGTCCAACTCCTTCGCAGGATCATCGGGCGTGACGCCGAGGAATTCCTTGTAGGCTCCGCAGTCGCGATGGTCGAGGATCATGACCTGAGTGGCGCCGTGCTTCTCCACGGCGAATCGCAACTGATCCAGGAACGCGGTCTGCCACTCTGTCTTGTACAGCACGCCTAAACTGGCACCTGCCAGGATCAGATGGTCGTATTTCCCTTTGAGTTGCTTCGCCTCCATCGTGTCCAAAATCCGCTGCGGATAGCGAAAATCCATGCACGTGAGCAGCACGAGCTCCACTTGCCCTGCTGCTTTTGGGTGCTTCAGCCGGGGAAGCACGTTCACATCAAGGAATTCGGAAAGATCCTGACGCTGAATGGGCATTGGATTCTCCAAATCTGACAGGTGACACAACGTTGCGCTGATTGGACCAGGGTCAGACTACCGCCACTGCTCCGGATGTTCCACATCTGGAAGGACTCGACACGTTCTGACACCCGCTCCGTCACTCCGTCCCCCCGCCGGGTAGCTCTCCAGATAGGCGACATCGTTTCGCCGTCTGTGAGACCCCGATGGCCGACGATCTCGAACAGTCGATCCGCGATAACGCCGAAGGGCCCGCCAAGGCCTCCGGCGATTCCGGCAGCATCGAACAGCACGCTCTGTCCGATCAGATCGCGGCCGATCGCTACCTCGCCTCGAAGCAGGCGACGCGCTCTAAGGGACTCGGTCTCCGGTTCACCCGTGTCGTTCCACCGGGGGCCGAATGACCATGCTGGCCTGGCTGCGCCGCACGCTGTTCGCCCCACCGGAGCCCCATCAGGGGCTGATCCGGAGCGTCGTGCGCGCCAAATACGACTCGGCCCTGACGACCGACAACAACCGCCGGCATTGGGCGAACGCGGACGGCCTGTCGGCCAGCGCCGCCAACAGCCCCGAGGTCCGCCGGATCCTGCGGAACCGCTCCCGCTACGAGGTCGCCAACAACAGCTATGCCCGGGGCATCGTCCTCACGCTGGCCAACGACATCGTCGGCACCGGTCCGCGGCTGCAGCTGCTGACCGAAGACGCCGACGCCAACCGTCAGATCGAACAGGCATTCAACCAGTGGTCCAAATCCATCGGCCTCGCCGAAAAGCTCCGCACGCTGCGGATGTCTCAGGCCCAGGATGGTGAAGCGTTCGCGATCCTGGTCAGCAACCCGCGTCTATCGACCCCCATTCAGCTCGATCTGCGACTCGTTGAAGCCGACCAGGTCGCGACCCCCGATCTGCTCTGGACCGACGCACGGGCGGTCGACGGGATCGTGTTCGACGCCGCGGGTAACCCTCTGGAGTACCACGTTCTCCGTCAACATCCGGGCGACGGCCGCGCCCTCTCCCTCAAGTACGACCGTATCCCCGCTGACGCGGTCCTGCACCTGTTCCGAACCGATCGGCCCGGACAGCGGCGGGGGATCCCGGAGATCACCCCCGCATTGCCGCTGTTCGCCATGTTGCGGGATTACTCGCTGGCGACGCTCGATGCGGCCAAAGCCGCCGCCTACTACGCCGGGATCATCTACACCGACGCTCCGCCCAATGGCGAGACCGACCCGGTCGAGGCGCTCGACCCGATCGAGCTCGACCGCAACATGCTGCTGACGATGCCCGGCGGCTGGAAAATGGCCCAGCTGCATGCCGAGCAGCCGACCGGAACGTATGCCGAGTTTAAGCGGGAGGTGCTGAACGAGATCGCCCGCTGTCTCAACATGCCGTTCAACATCGCCGCCGGTAACAGCGCCTCCTACAACTACGCCTCCGGCCGCCTCGATCACCAGACCTACTTCAAGTCGCTGCGCATCGATCAGTCGCGGATCGAGACGGTGGTCCTCGATCTGATGCTGGCCGCCTGGCTCGACGAGGCGGTCCTGGTCGGTGGCCTCTTGCCCTCTGGCCTCGGCCCGATTGCTGACTGGCCGCACACCTGGTTCTGGGACGGTCACGAGCACGTGGACCCCCAGAAAGAAGCCAACGCTCAGGCGACCCGGCTCGCATCGCACACGACGACCCTCGCCGATGAATACGCCCGCAAAGGGCAGGACTGGGAAGCCCAGCTGCGGCAGCGCGCCAAGGAACTCGCGCTGATGACCGAGCTTGGGCTGACCACCGCCGAACCAACTGTTTCTGAAGAGGAACCGGATGCCGAACCCGAAGAAGTCCCGGTCGGCGCCGAGTGATCGGCCGCCGACATCACTGAGCCTGACTGCCACCGCGCGCATCGATGTCGAGGCGGCGGCGGACGGGGCGAGTGCGCCGCTGCCGCGGTTTCAGATGCTGGCCTACACCGGCAATCCCATGCGGATCGCCGGCTGGAAGCATCCGTTGATCATCGACCTGGCCGGTCTATCGATTCCGGCCCAGTCGCGGCCGATTCGGTTCGGACACGATCCGCTGGCGGGCGTCGGGCACACCGATTCGATCCGGGTTGAGCAGGGTCAGCTGCTGGCCTCCGGGGTCGTCAGCCGTGACACGCCGGCCGCCCGCGAAGTGGTGGCCAGTTCGAAGAACGGGTTCCCCTGGCAGGCTTCCGTCGGCGCCAGCGTGGAGGAGTTTGAGTTCATCAAAGACCACCAGCAAGTGACCGTTAATGGGCGGCAGTATGGCGGTCCGCTCAACGTGGTCCGCAAGTCAACGCTGGGAGAAATCAGTTTTGTGGACCTGGGGGCGGACGGAGCCACCAGCGCCAGTGTGGCGGCCAACGCCAACCAGGAACCCGGAGAACCGACGATGACCGACACCGATTCGACGACCACCGAGGACAGCGTCACCACGACCGCGCCGCCGCCGTCACCCCCGAACGTCACTGCCGCGAGCCCCGTCGACGACATCCGCGCTCAGGCCGCGACGGAAGTCGAGCGGATCGCCGCGATCCGGCGGATCTGCGCGGGCAAGGATGCCCAGCTGGAAGCCCGCGCGATCCGTGACGGCTGGGACGCGCAGCGGACCGAACTCGAAGTGCTGCGGGCAACGCGCCCGGCCGCACCGGCCGTCCATGTCCCCGACAGCACCATCAACAGCCGCGTTCTGGAAGCGGCCTGCCTGCTGACCGCCAAGGCGGCCCAGGTCGAACAGGCGTACGACGAGCAGACGCTCGAACTCGCCTCGCGCCGGTTCCACGGCGGGATCGGCCTGCAGGAGCTGTTGTTGGAGGCGGCGTGGGCCAACGGCTACACCGGCCGCAACTTCCGCGACAGCCGGTCGGTCCTGCGGTTCGCGTTCGGACGCGGCATCGAAGCGGCGTTCTCGACGATCGACATCAGCGGCATCCTGTCCAACGTCGCCAACAAGTTCCTGCTGGAGGGGTTCTTTAGCGTCGAGCGGACGTGGCGCAACATCTGCGCGGTCCGCAACGTCAGCGACTTCAAGACCGTCACGAGCTACCGCCTGATCGGTAAGGACCAGTACGAGCTGGTGGCGCCCGGCGGCGAGCTCAAGCACGGCACGCTGGGAAGCGAGCAGTACACGAACAAGGCCGACACGTACGGCCTCGTGCTGTCGATCGACCGGCGGGACATGATCAACGATGACCTGAGCGCCATCACGACGGTCCCCCGCAAGCTCGGCCGCGGCTCGGGTCTGAAGATCAACGACGTGTTCTGGACGATCTTCCTGAACAATGCCGCGTTCTTCACCGCCGGCAACAAAAACTACATCACGGGGGCCGCCACGGCCCTGTCGATCGACGGCCTGACCTCGGGCGAGGTCACGTTCATGGACCAGACTGATGCGGACGGCAAGCCGATTGGCATCATGCCGGCCATCATGCTGGTCCCGACGGCGCTCTCGGCGATCGGTTCGCAGCTCTACAAGTCACTGGAGCTGCGGGACACGACCGCCAGCACGAAGTTCCCGGTCGCCAACCCGCACCAGGGGAAGTTCCGCGTCGAAGTCAGCCGGTATCTGGCGAACGCCCAGTACACCGGGAACTCGGCCAAGGCCTGGTACTTGCTGGCCGAACCGACCGATCTGCCGGTGATTGAGGTGGCGTTCCTCAACGGACAGGAGTCCCCCACGATCGAAACGGCCGACGCCGACTTCAACCAGCTCGGCGTGCAGATGCGGGGCTACCACGACTTTGGTTGCGCGATGCAGGATCCGCGCGGCGGCGTGAAGAGCAAGGGCGAAAATTGATCATGAGCGATCATCGGGAAAGTGCGTTGGGTCTTGCACCGGCGTGCAGTGACATAGCCGGTTCGCCCGAGGAATGGAGGCCAGTGCCTGGTGCTGAGGGCTATTACAGCGTCAGCGACGAAGGCCGCGTGCGCAGTGAACTGTTGCCTGATCGCAGGGTGGGACGACAGCGAGGACGGATACTTCAGACGAGTCGCGACAGTAAGGGTTACCCCTTCTTTCGGCTCATGATTCCTGGTCGTAGCCCGCGGAGCATCAAGGTGCATCGCGCGGTGGCGGCCGCATTCCTGGGACCGGCTTCGCCGGACATTCAGGTTAATCACAAGAACGGCGACAAGGCAGACAACCGACTCGAAAACCTCGAGTACGTGACGTGTCGGGAAAACATCCAGCATTGCTGGCGAACTGGGCTGCATGGCACCCACCACTGCCAGGGTGAGGCAAATTGCCATGCAAAACTCACCGCCGAGGACGTGCGGGTCATCCGCCAATTGCATCCTGCTGTTTCGTTGGACGAACTGGCAGCCCGATACGGCGTCACCAAGACCAACATTTCATACATCGTACGACGTCGGACCTGGCAACACGTCTGACTGCTGAAAGGAGAACCAAATGCCCGTGGCCACACATGTGCAAGACGGATGCTCGATCGACTACACGCCCGGTTCGGCGGTGGCCGCCGGTGATGTGGTCGTCCAGGGAGACCTGATCGGCATCGCCAAACGCCCGATCGCGGCGAACGAGCTCGGAGCGCTGGCAGTCGAGGGTGTGTTCGACGTCCCCAAGGCAACCGGCGCCAGCACGGCGATCGCCGCCGGCGCCAGCGTGTACTGGGACGTCGCAGACGCCGAAGCCAAGACCGACGACGAGTCCGGCGCCAACAAGCTGCTCGGCAAAACGACCAAGGCGGCCGCGGATGGTGACGCGACCGTCCGGGTCCGGCTGACGCAGTAAGGAGACCGTCGTGCCGAACCTGCTCGAACGCGGTTCGCGCTGGCTGGAAGACCAGCGCAACAAGCACTGCACGCGAGACGTGACGTACGTCCGAGGCGCGGCTTCCGCCGTCGTGCGTGCCACCGTCGGGCGAACTGAGTTCAAGACTGACGACGGCGAGACCGTCCGGACCGAGTACACCGATCGCGACTTCCTGATCCTGACGGCCGACCTGGTCCTCAGCGGCAACCCGGCGTTGCCGGAACGGGGCGACAAGATCCACGAGACGCAGGATGCAACGGTGCACGTGTTCGAAGTCAAAGACTGGCGGTACTCCGACCCGTACCGCCAGACGCTGCGGATTGAGACGAACCTGATCGGGACTGAGCCCGCCTGATGCCGGTCATCACTGACATTGCCGATGCGGTCGTCGCCGAATTGAACGGGACGGCGTTCGTTCCGCCGGTCACAGCCGAGCGGCACTACGTCCCGCAGTTCGAACTGCCGGAGATGCAGACGCTGCACGTGACGGTGGTGCCGAAGGCGGCTGTGCTCGGCATGGCGGACCGGAAGCGCAGCCAGTCGGACTACAGCGTCGATATCGCCGTTCAGCAGAAGTTCGAGACGGGCGACAACGCCGAGCTCGATCCGCTGCTCGGCCTGGTTGAGCAGATCGCAGACCACTTTCGGGGCCGGCGGCTCGATTCGTATCCCGATGCGGCCTGGCTGCGGACCGAGCAGACGGTGCTGTACGCCCCCGAACACATGCACGAACTGCGGCAGTTCACCAGCGTCCTGACTCTCACGTACCGGGTGCACCGATGATCGGCGTGCGGATCAGCAAGGCAAAGGGCATGTTCTTCGACCGCCAGGCGGTCGTCGCCGCCGCCGATCGTGCGCAGCGCCAGGTGCTCTCAAAGTTCGGAGCGTTCGTCCGGCAGACGGCGCGGAGCAGCATTCGGAAGCGGAAGGCCATTTCAGAACCGGGGCAGCCGCCCAGCGGTCACACGGGACTGCTGAAGCGGACCATCTTCTTCGTGTATTCGCCCGAGGCCCGGAGCGTCCTGATCGGGCCGGTTTTGCTCAACAAGGGGACCGATGCCCCGCGGCTGCTGGAGCACGGCGACACCGTTGTGCGACGGCGCCGCCAGCGGCGCGTGCGGATGAAGTATCGGGCGCGCCCCTTCATGGGGCCGGCGTTCGAGCGTGAGCAGCAGAAACTCCCCGCCCTGTGGCGGAACTCGGTGAAGTAGGAGCGCACCATGGGCGTCAAACTCGGCCTCGATGCCAAGCTGTACCGCAATACGGGGACATCGGGTTCACCGACGTGGGTCGAGATGACCAACGTCAAGGACCTGACGCTCAGCTTCGAAGCCGGCGAAGCCGACGTCACGACCCGCGGCAACGCGGGCTGGCGTGCGACGCTGGCTGCACTGAAGGACGCCTCGATCGAGTTCGAGATGGTGTGGGACACCGCCGACGCGGCGTTCACCGCCATCAAGGATGCGTTCTTCGGCGGGACGAGCGTCGAGTTCGCCGTGATGGACGGCGACATCGAGACCACCGGTTCGCAGGGGCTGCGTGCCGTGATGTCGATCACCAACTTCAGCCGGTCCGAGCCGCTGGAAGAGGCGATCAGCGTGAGCGTGACGGCCAAGCCGACGTACGCAACGACCGCCCCGACCTGGATGACGGTGGCGTAACGCGCGGTTCATTGCGACGACGCATCCTGATGACCAGCGCGTGAGCGATTCCAGTAATACCGAATGGCGGCACCGATGCCCGCAACGGCCCCTCCGATTGGGAGACCCAGAATGGCATAGATCGTCGCCATCATGTTCGTCATATCACCCGTCCCGCAAAGACCGACCACGTACCCAATGGTGGCCCAGCTCAGTGCACCAACAGCTGCTGCCATCAGCGGCCGGCAGTACCAGATCGCCCCAGCGGCGATCCCCAGCGCCACAATCCATCCCGTGACGACAGCGGCGTCGGACAGGGCGTAGTTGAACGAAGCGATGACGCTCATGAAGGCCTCCGTTGTGCATACCGGCAGAGGCGGCAACCACCCTCAATTCTAACGCGAAAAGCAGAGTCTCTGCATGAAGACCTTCACCGACACCGCGGGCCGGACCTGGACCGTGTGCGTCAACGTCGACGCCATCAAGCGGGTCCGTGCGCTCCTCGACGTCAATCTGCTCGAGATCCTCGATGACGGCTGCAAGTTGCTGGCCCAGCTGCATGACGATCCGGTCCTGCTGGTGGACGTGCTCTACGCACTCTGCCAGCCGCAGGCCGAGGCGCAGGGCGTCACCGACATCCAGTTCGGCCAGGCCATGTCGGGCGATGCACTGCTCCACGCGAACCGCGCGCTGCTGGAGGGTCTGAGCGATTTTTTCCCGAGCGCCCGGCAACGGGCGGCGATGAAGAACCTCTTGCAGAAGACAGAGCGGGTGGTCGAGCGGCTGCTGGATCACGCGGAGACGACGATCGCGGGGATCGATCCCAACTCAGTAGCGCAGAGTGCGATCGACTCATTTGGGAACTCGCGGGGGCCGTCGGCGTCTGCCCCGGACTGCTGACGCTGCGTGAACTGGTGTGGATGGCGGGTGCACGGCGCAAGCAGGAGTGGAGCCACACATCGGCGCTGCTGGCGATGCTGGCCAACTGTCATCGCGATCCGAAGAAGACCCGACCCTACAAACCGACCGACTTCCAACCCCGCCCGACAGCACCTCGAAGCACATCCCGCCCCCAGGCTGACATCGGACTGCTGAAGCAGGTGTTTGTGGATCGACGGATCTGAGACATGGCGAACTCCAAGGGCATCCGGGCCGGCCGCGCGTTCGTCGAGCTGTTCGCCGACGACTCGCAGCTGGTGCGCGGACTCAAATCGGCCGAGCGCCGGCTGAAGGCCTTCGGCGCCGGCGTCCGTTCGATGGGCACACAGCTGCTGGGAGTCGGCGCCGGGATCGCCGCGCCACTGGCGGCAGCAACGAACGTGTTCACCGAGATGGGAGACCAGCTGGCCAAGATGTCGGTGCGGACCGGAATCAGTGTCGAATCGCTCTCGGAACTCGGGTACGCGGCCGAGCAGTCGGGAGCCGACCTGGGCGGGCTCGAAGGCGGGATCCGCAAGATGCAGAAGTTCGTGTTCGAGGCCGCGAAGGGTTCCAAGGCCGCGGCCGGCACGTTGTCACGGCTGGGCCTTGCCGTTTCGGATCTGAAAGGCCTGTCGCCCGATCAGCAGTTCGAGCGGATCGCCGACCGGCTGGCCCAAATCGATGACCCAGCGAACCGCGCCGCACTGGCGATGGAAGTCTTCGGGAAGACCGGCACGTCACTGCTGCCACTGATGCAGGACGGCGCCAAAGGCATCGAGGCGCTGCGCCAGCAGGCGCGGGACTTGGGCCTGGTGATCAGCACAGAAGATGCGAAGGCGGCCGAGACGTTCGGCGACCGGTTGTCCGATCTGTGGAAGGTCGTGAAGAGCGGCGTGTTCGCAGTCGGTGCCGCGCTCGCACCGCTGCTCCAGGACCTGGCGATCAGCGCGACGCGGATCGCGAAGGTGATCGCCGATTGGGTCCGCCAGAACAAAGCGCTGATCGTCACAGTGTTCAAGGTGGCCGTGGGGATCGCAGTCGCCGGTGCCGCGCTGGTGGCCATCGGAGCGCTGATCTCCGGTGTCGGGACCGCCTTCGGTTTGGCGGCGTCGGTGATCACAGGAGCGGGGACCGCGTTCGGTGTGATCGTCACGGCCGTGGGCGCGCTGCTGTCCCCCCTGGGACTGGTCACCGCCGCGATCGTCGGTCTGGGTGCATACCTTATATATGCGTCCGGTGCGGGGGCGGCGGCCTCGGACTGGCTCGGACGCAAGTTCCAGGACCTGAAACAGGTTACGTCGCAGGCCTTCGGCGGCATCGCCGACGCGCTGGCGGCGGGAGACCTCGCGCTCGCCGCACGCATCCTGTGGCTGACACTCAAGTTAGAGTGGCAGAAGGGAGTTTCCGCCCTCAACAGCCTGTGGGAGAGCGTCAAGACGTTCTTCCTGTCGGTCTGGACCGAGGCGGTGTTCGGCGCGGCACGGATTGCGACCAATGCCTGGGCCGAGTTGCAGTCCGGCTGGACTGAGACGGTCGACTTCCTGGCGGATGCCTGGTCGCTGTTCGCGACCGGCATCACGAAGTCCTGGCACACGGCCGTCGGGTTTATCCGCAAAGCGTGGGTGCGCCTGAAGTCGCTGTTCGACTCGGACCTCGATGCCGAGGCCGAGATCACGCGGATCAACACCGAGGTGGCCGATCAGAACGCTTCGGCCGATGCCCAGCGCGATCAGCGGATCTTCGAGCGCGACCAGTCGCGGCGTCAGCGACTGGGCTCGATCGAGAGTGGCCGCAGCGGTGCGCTGGGCGAACTCGAACAGATGCGGGCCGCCGAACACGCCGCGCGGCAGGGGCGCGAAGCGGCTGATCTCCGCGCCTCCGAGGACGCGCTGCGTCAGGCCCGGAATGAATGGCAGGCAGCGATCGCCGAAGCGGCCGCCAAGCGCAAAGAAGCGGAAGACGACGCACCGCCGATCGGCCGGCAGGCGCCGGACGATCTGCTCGGCGATTTGCAGGAGCGGGTGGCCCCGGCCAAGAGCATCGATTTCGGCCTGACGCAGGCCCAGAAGCAGGCGCTCGAACTGCAGGCACTTGGCGCCGCCGCCGAGTCCCCCGAAGAGAAGACCGCCAAGGAGCTGGCGTCACTCAAGGCGCAGCAGAAGCAGCAGGCTCAGGCGGCGCTGGCCGTCGCCCGCGAGCAACTGGCCGCGATCCGCGCGCAGCCCAAGCCCGCCACCATCCTGTGAGGACCGCAGCGATGGCACTGGTCACAATCGGCCTGGCGTTCGGTGACTCGGGTTCGTTCGAACTCCCCGTCAAAGCCGAATACACCCGCCGCTACATCGGCCGGTCGAACAACCCGTTCGACAACCCACTCTCGATTGCACGCGATCGGCTCTGCCCCAAACCCGGACAGCGGGACCCATTTGATCCGCGGGCCTGGCTTACGAGTGTCCAGGCGGAGCGGCGCGATGCGACCGACCTGGTCTGGGACATCACGGCCAACTCGACGACGGAGTTCGATCCCAATGACGAGGAGAACCCGCTCGAACAGCGGGCCAAGATCACACTCAAGGCCGACCAGTACACGCGGACCACGACCCGCAACGCGCAAGGCCGCAGCATCACGACCACCGCCGGCAGCCTGATCCCGGTCGAAGTCGACGATACCCGCTGGATTCTCTCCGTCCAGAAGAACGTGAGGGTGATCCCGGCGGCGCTGCTCAACCTCAACAACAAGACCAACTCCGGCACCGTCTCGATCCGCGGCCTGCTCATCCCCCGCCGGAAGCTGCAGGTGAAGGGGCTGACCGGCAGCGAAGAGTCCGCGCGGATCCGCAATCAGCGGATCGATTACGTGGCGATGTCGTTCGAGCTGCACTACCAGCGCGAGGGATACACGGTCCGGCTCCCCAACGTCGATTACGTCCAGTTGCGCGAGACGACCCGCGCCCGGCGCGACCGTCGGGGCCGCCCGGTGCTGGAGAACAACCGGCCCGTGTTCGAGACCGTGACCGAGCGCGTGCCGATCCTGTTCGGTGAGCCCCCCGAGCGACCCTCGGAACCGTGGCCACTCGACCGCCGCGGGCGGGCGCTGCCAGAGAACTACCAGGCCAGCCAGGTCCTGTACCTGGAAGAGGATGTCCTCGAGGAATCGAGCTTCAACCTGCTGCCGCTGACGTGAGGAGTGAGTGATGGCGAAGAAAGGGTGGCGCGGAGATGCGCCCGACGTTCCGCAGATCGAAGTCGTCGAGTTCGCCGGCGACCCGATCGTGGCCGAGGGCTCGGACCTGGTGTTCACGATCAATGACAAACAGATCGTCGTCGAAGCGGAGAGCGCCATCGCCGACGTGACGCCGGAAGTGGCGGGCGATACGGGCGGCGTGAGTACGCTGCTGGCGGCGGCGGCCGCGGCGATCAACGGTTCGGAGATCCCCGAGTTTGCCGAGATCGAAGCGGCCGTCGAAGTGCCCGATCCGTCCCTGGACGCGCCGTACCACCGGCTGACACTCACCAGCCGCGAACCGGGGCGGCCCTTCACGATCGATGTCGATGCACCGCATCCCACGATCGACGTCGACGTTCTGCAGGTGGGCGGCCCCGGGCTGAATGAGCGGCAGCGGTTCTGGTTTGCACCGACACCGAGCGGCGGCACTTATACCGTTTCCTGGAACCTGGGCAGCGGCCTGGAGACGAGCGCCGTCGTGCCGTTCAACGCGACCGCCGACGGCCTCAAAGCCGCGATGGTCGCCGGGATGCCGAGCCTCACCGTCGATGACATTCTCGTCAGCGGTGCCGGCAGCACTGGTGATCCGTTCGTTCTTGAGCTGACCGGCGCCCTGGCCGAGACGAGCGTGGTGCCGCTGCTGGTGGACGTCTCACAGCTGACGGGCAACGGCGTCGTCTCCATCGCCACCGTGACGCAAGGAGGAACCATTGTTCCGGGCGGGTCCACGCAGGTGGAAGACACGTTCACGGACGCCGATGCGACTAATCTCACCTCCCACACCTCTGACAGCAGCGACACGTGGGCCATCCTCGGGACCGGTGCCGGCGATGCCACAATCCAGGGGAACACGCTCTCCGTCACCAACGTGAATCGGCTCTACTGGGTCGTGGGAGCGTTGCCGGCCGACGGATCGATTGCGGCCGATTTCACGCTGCCGGGCGGCACAACGGCTCTCGCTGCGGGGTTTTTCATTCGCTCGTCGTCGGTGCCCGACGGAGGAGTCTCGATCTGGTTCGTTCGCGGCGCCGGTCAGGCCGATTACCTGATCCACATGCAGGGGGGCGGCTCCGGCAACGGCGGCGGATACCACGCGCCCGGGACACATCGGCTGACCGTCACGTTCAGCGACAACCAGTGGCGCGTGCAGTCCACGAACGCCGACTTCTTGTTCGAGCGGTCGTTCAACCAGACGGAGACGATCCACGGACTGAACTTCTCGGTGCCGTCGGGAGTGACCGTCACGGTCGACAACCTCGAAGTAACGGGCGCGGTGCTGTCGGATGAGAAGTGGCAGATCTCGACGAACGGTTCCGGCGGGACGTTCACGCTCACCAAGCCCGGTGGTTCAACGACGTCGGACATTTCTTCGGGCGCGACTGCTGCTGCGATCAAATCGGCGATTGAAGGAATTTACGGCGGCACATGGACTGTGACCGGCAGCGGGACATCCGGTGATCCGTGGGAGGCGACGGCCGGCGGCGCGCTGGCCGGGACGAACCAGACCCAGCCGACCGGTGACGGCACGAACCTGACCGGCGGGTTCGATGCGACGGTCCACACGCTGCAGGATGGCTCCCCGCCATTGCCGCAACGATGGGGCGTGGCCCTGCACGGCGCGACCGGCGGCACGTGGACACTCGAGTTCCTGGGGCGCGTCACGGCCGACCTGTCGCACACCATCAATGCAGCCACTCTCGAAGCGGCGCTCGTGGCGATCGATCCGGGTGACTTCACCGGACTATTCGAAGTCAGCGGTGCGGGGTCGTTCGCCGATCCGTTCCTGATCGAGGTCGCCGGCCGGCTGGCGGGCGAACCGCAGGCACTCGTGGCCCACAATGAGGAGCTCACGGGCACCGGGCAAACACTGACCCAGTACACGCGGCAACCACCAACCGGACGCCACTGGTGGGACCACCCGGCCAACTGGCGGGACTTCGACACCGGTGCGCCGGGGATCCCTGGCGAAGACGACGACGTCTGGATCCAGACGGGAGATGACACGAACTCGATCCTGTACGGCCTGCTCCAGTCGGCCGTGAAACTCAACTCGTTGGTGAAGTCGAGCCTGTTCAGCGGCCAGATCGGACTGCCGCTGCGGAGCGAAGGCGGCTACGTAGAGTACCGCCCCCGGCACCTGGCGATCGGGTTTGCTGCGGATGGTGAGCAGTCGGTCCTGATCGGCAACGACCGAGGGCAGGGGAGTGGCCGGATCAACCTCGACACGGGGACCGACGAGGTCCATGTCCGGGTCGAACGAACCGATGGACCGCTGGAACCGGGGTTCCAGTCGCTGAACTGGCGCGGCAACCACACGGGCAACACACTGACGCTGATCGAGGGGTTCGTCGGCGTCGCGGCGTTCGCGTTCGAGGCGGCGCAGCTGGCCCAGATCGTGCAGCGTGGCGGCGTGTTGCAGCTGGGACCTGGAACCGCGATTGCGTCCGGTGGTTTGGACAAGACTGCGGGGGATCTCTACTCCGACGGCGCCACGATCGGCGGCGTGCCGCTCCTCATCCGAGGGTAATCCGTGGCCGGGCACTCCCTCGATGACAAGTCGCTGCGGCGGATCGGCGACGCCACTCGCAAGGCGGAGCTGGCGCGCACACGGACGGAGTCCCACGTCCCGGCCGCGCCGGTCAACCAGACGCACGCCGCCCGGTTCCGGTTGCTCGGTCCACTCGAACTCGGCCGGCAGGCCGTTGGCCGGATGCTGCGTCTGGAGCGCAACGACGACGGCACGTGCTACTGGCTGGCCACCGATCGGCAGGAGTTGCTCCACATCGGAGCCGGCCATCAAACCCGCTGGGACAAAGGGGCCGAGGTCACGGCGCTCTGGACGCCGGCCGGTTACAGCGTGATCGCCAACGCGCTGATGGCGCATAACGGCAGCGGACAGGAGCTCGTGCCATACGGCGTCTATTCGGTCCGCCACAGTTCCTCGAACGCGCCGGGTTCGATTGTCCTGGCCAGGGTTCCGAACTTCGACGGTGAGTTCCTGCCGCCGTGGGATCGGGATTATGCGTTTGTCGGCGACGTGCCGGACGGCGTGCCGCTGCTCTCGGATGGCCTGGATACCGGACTTCAGAAGCTCTGGCCCTGTGTGACCGATGCATACACGCCGACCTGGGTCGCCTACGACACCGAAGTTGGCGGGATCCCGCAGAAGATCCTCGATGCGTTCGGCTGGACGGACGACGCACATCCGCAAAAGGATGAGCTGTGGGCTCCTCGGTCCGATGCACGACTGCATCGCTCGATCACAACGCTCGATCTCCGGTGGTGGCGCTACACACCACCGGTGCCCGCCTGCGTTCCGAATACGAGCAGCTCGCTCGGCGGTTATTGGGGCGGCCTGCTTGCGTTCGAGTGCGATCCGGAAGATCCCGAAGCTGACCCGCCGGAGGTGCTCACCGATCCGATCTACTGGATCGCGCCGAACGGGTTCTGGGGCTGGGGCGTCGGTGGCTGGCCTCTGAGCGGGTTCTCCAACGGGTATTACCCGTACTGGTGGCGCGGGTTCGGGTTCAGTTCGTACTGGGGTGCGTGGGGACCAGGCTGGTGGAACTACCGCTGGCTTGGGCGACCACCGTCTCCCGACGACATCCCGGATCCGGACCTCCCCGTCTCAACGGTGCTGCCGGTCGGCGCTGCGCTCGATCGGCTCTGTCGGTATGCGTGGGTCGTCTGGCAGTGGGGCTATCGGGTCCTCGACGTCGACACCGACCGAAAACTCGCGCTGATCATCGGCCCGATCCGGTTTGTGAACCGACTGGTCGTCGATGTCGCGGACTGGGCCGATTGTCCCGATGCTCCGCCGACGACAGCGCCTCCACCAACGACGGCGCCACCGACCACGCCACCACCAACGACCGCTCCACCCACGACACCCCCGCCGACCACAGCGCCGCCAACGACCCCGCCACCAACCACGGCACCTCCAACCACTCCTCCGCCGACGACACCGCCGCCAACCACCGTTCCTCCCACCACTGAACCGCCGGCGACGGCGCCTCCGGGTGAAGCTGTCTATTCGTCAGCCGGCACCACGTCGTGGGTCGCGCCGGCGGGCGTCACCACGGTGAGCGTTGAGGTGTGGGGCGGAGGCGGAGGTGGAGCCCGGAACGGTCCCAGCAGCGATGGAGGCGGCGGTGGTGGTGGGGGCGGCTACGCGGCGATCACCGGGGTGTCCGTCACTCCCGGCAACTCGTACGCCGTGGGCGTCGGTGCCGGTGGCGCGGGAGGATCCGGCACGGGTGTCAGCGGGGGTGAGTCGTATTTTGCGACGACGGGCACGTGCCGCGCCACGGGCGGCATCGGAGCCAGCGGCCGGAGCGGCGGTGCCGGCGGTGTCGGAACGCATGGCACCACGCTGCATCTGGGTGGCGAGGGAGGCGACTCGAACGATGAACCCGGCGCCGGTGGTGGCGGTGCGGCTGGCGAAGGCGGCAATGGCGGCGCCGGTGCCGATGGCACCTCGAGCGGTGGCGCGGGAGGAGCGGGCAACGGCAGCGGCGGCAGTGGTGGGAACGGTGGCAACACCGGGTCGAGTGCCGGCAGCCCCGGCTCAGCTCCGGGTGGCGGTGGTGGAGGAGGGGGTGGCGATTCGTCCGCCGGCGGGAATGGCGGTGCCGGCCGGGTCCGGATCACCTGGTGAGGCCAGCGACGACTCGAGGTGCCTTCGATGAAGCTGACGTTCGGTTTTGCGCTGACCGCGAACGACCCAGGTGCTGCTTACACGGCGCACTCGCTGTTGTTGCATCACCGCGATGCAGCCGAGGAAATCGAGCTGATCGTCGTCGACAACTCGGCTGAGGGAAGCGATCGCGCGCCGCTGCTGGAGAAGGAGATCCGACAGATCCCCAGCGCCCGGTACATCCGCGATCTATCACCGCCGTCGTCGTACTTGCCGCGCAACCGGGTGTTTGCTGAGGCGACGGGGGATGTGGTTGTGTGTTGCGACTCGCATGTGCTGTTCGAGGCCGGGGCAATTCGGGCGCTGGTCGAGTACTTCGAAGAGCATCCCGACTCAAGCGACCTGATCGCGGGACCGCTGCTCAGATACGGCGGCAAAGTCAGTGCAACGCAGCAGATCATCTACGCTTGGGAGGGCGTGCCCGCGAAGGATCTGATGGGGCACGGCATCCGCGTGTTCGGGACTTGGTTCACGGATCGCCGCGGTCTCGATCCAGCGCACCCGCCGTTCGAGATCATGAAGACTGGATTGGGGGCGTTCGCCTGCCGGCGCGACGCCTGGCCGGAATTCCACCAATCGTTCACGGGCTATGGCGGCGGCGAGTTGTACTTATGCGAGAAGTTCCGCGAGCGCGGGGACCGAGTGCTATGCCTGCCGGCGTTCCGGTGGTGGCACAACTTCATGGGGTACGACCAGCCGGCCTATCCGAGGAACTGGAAGGACTGGGCTCGGAATACGCTGACGTCCGCCATCAAACTGGATCGGTCCGACATCTTCGACGCAGCGGTGACGCAAATTGGTGCCCGCGCGCCGGCCGCGCTCGACGCAGTGCTGCCGCACTTCGCACGTCCCACCGCCCTGGTCCCCTATCGCCGCCGCCGTTGCCTGGGTTCGCACTGA